AAAAGTCTGATGTAGCAGTTGAGAATATCTTTGTGCTGGCAGTAAGAGCTGCACGAGCCATTCTTTCTTCGGCTACAGCTGCTTTCCAGATAGCTTCTAGTCTGTTATTTTCTTCTTGGTATACTGCCTGCTTATCTGTTCCCTTAAGAGGAAGCCACGTTTCTGAATAGAATGCTCTGAAGGCATTTTCTGCTTCTACTCTTCTTTTTACCGCATTGGTATATCTGGTTGTACGAGCTTGCCAGTCGGGAATATCCGTCTTTGGTTTTGAAATGTTCTGAGTTGATAACTTCTTTAGTAGTTCATTGCGTTTTAGAGTTAATTCTTTGACTGTCTTTTCAAGTTCATCTTTGCGTTTTAAGATTTCTTTGCGTTCTAGATCAAGTTTGTTCTTTTTAAGTTCCGCATCTTTTCTTGCTTCATCAGCTGTAATCTTTTTCTCCTTTGCCTCAAATGCGTTTTGTAATGCCTTTTCTACATCTTTGGGATCAGGTTCTTTTTCATCACCTCCTTGCCCAGATAATCTTTTATTGATCTGCTTCTTTCTTTCGTCACTGGCAGTTTTTAGTTCTTCTTTTAAATCCGCTTTTTCTTTATCAGAAAGTTTTGGTTGTTTAGGTCTTGCTTGTTTCTTCCAATATTCTGTTAAGTCATTTTGTTGGTCAAATAAGGCATCTTGTTTAGCATACTCTTTTAGTTCTGCTTGGTACTTCTTGTTTGCGGCATCATATTTTTCATCAATATCACGAAGGCTAAATTGGGCTTCTTCTAGCGATTGGTTTGTCTTGATAATTTCATCACGAAGAGCTTTAGGATCTGTAGAAACAAATGTGGAATTTACCGCTCCAAGTACTGAAGAGGGAGTTAATGGTGATACTTGGGTGATTTCTCCCCATGGGGGAACACCAATTCCGCCACCCTTCATAGTAGGAGGATCTTCGCCTTCTGATGAATCACTTACTGGTGCAGGAGCCGCAGGTTCTGGCTCAGGCAGCGGAGCAGGCGGAGCTTCAAGCAAAGCTTCTGGTTCTTCGGGTGGAGCTGATTTGAGTTTATCTGCTAGGAAAGCAGCCCCTGCGAGGACTCCACTCCCTAAAAGAACGGCACCTGCTGTTAAAGCTGCCATGTTAACTTCTTGTATATGACCAGAGATGTTTCATTTGGTTGAAGATACTTATTCCCGTGTGGAAGGAAATTTGATAAAGTCGGGACAGATCAGAGATTCATGGTATTCTTTCATATTTAACATAGTTGTTTTGGTATTAGTAGTTGGTGGATTTATATATTTTTTGTACTACAATCATGGTACACATCAGGAGAAGGAAAATATAGAATTTAAACCCCAACCATGGTTAAATGCAGTCCGCAATGTCCCAGGAACAGACTATGGCCAAATTCCTCAAACTGAAATTAGAGGTGGTATATCGGGGATTGTCAATAGAGGAAGCGCGGCAACGTTTTGACGAACTAAAGCAGGAACCAACGCCTGAAGTAAAAAAAACACGTAAACTAAAGAAATGAGAACAGCAAATGCTTATACCGCAAAATTGAAGGCAGAAGCATTAGGTAGAACATTTAAGGTTCAAGCTACAAATCACTGCCTATTTACTACNACANTATATCGTGGAGCAGCTGGTTGCGGACCTGTAGATTTTAGTCAGATTACATATGTTCCTATATGTAGTTGTAGCTATCTTGGTCCTGCTAGAAGGCCTATACCGCCACTGCCACCGCCACCACCAGTTGTTTATAGTGTAATTGATGGAGGCAATCCTGCTACTTCTGGAAGTAATATTCTAGACGGAGGAAGTCCTACAAGTTCTGGACCACTAATTGTAGATGGAGGAGTATAATACAATGGACTTTGTACCGTGTTTATTTGCAGGAGTATTGACTGGATTCTTTGTTGTAGCAATTTTCAAGCCGCCTAAGCGTCAGATTCCAGCTATTCCGACACCAGGAGATTCAGACTCATTTTATACCAAATCTGGATGTGTTCGAGTAGTGTCTGAAGTCGTACCCTGCTCTGGTTCAGGTGTTTCTCTCAACGTATTAGTAGGGAAATGATAGATAAACTTTTAAAAAGAAAAGAGACGATAGGTTTCTTTGCTTTTATTATTGGTTTTGGTCTTGTAGTGATGGCTTTACATCGTCCGATAGCAACAGAACGTGTCCTTGCCATTTCTCCAAGCGAGTTCGAGGGCAAAGAAGTTAAGGCTGATGGAAAATGCTACAAATATCGCGTGGAGGATGCGGCGTGTGAAATCGCTTCCTCTAAATAAACATGGACTCAACTGATCTTTCGGAACTTCTAGGAGGTCAGCCTGTACAGTCGCCTGCATTTCAACCAATGGTTACTGGTGGCGGTGATCCTTTTAGCACTCCGTTGAACACGAGCCCGCAAAAACCTTCCGCCCCCGATTATTCACGTCAGTTCTCTATTCTGCGTGGATCTGTGCGTGGGTTTCTAGGCTATCTTGCGTTTTTCTTAGCATCCGCAGTAATGTCACTGGCATTTTCTCGTGAGCTGGCATTACGTTATATTCCTCATGCCTACAAGGACGGAGGTGTAGTTTCTTATACTGGGGCAGCGGCATTGGGTGGCGTGTCCGTAGTTCTTGCGTATGTAATTAACACAGTGTTTCACTCATTAGTATAATGGACCCTACAATCAGGCAAGCTCTTCGTTACAATTCAAAAGGATATCAGCGAGACCCTCCAGCTCTATTTCATCCAAATATCTTGGTTGGAGCCGGCGAGATGTTGACGCCCAAATTTTCTCAAGATTGGGGAATTACCCATGTAATAAATTGTGCTGAAGAACAAGATTCTCCTAGTTGGTTTAAGCTGACTAATCCCGACAAATATTATTGTATCAACGCAGTTGATTCATTGGATGTTAATATACTAAGTTGGTACCAAGAATTTAAGGCAGTTATGAAGCAGTTCTTACAAGATCCAACATCTATGAAAGTATTTGTTCATTGTCAGTGTGGAATTAATCGAAGCGCATTTTTAGCTATGATGTATGTTTGTGAGGTATTTAAGTATCCTCTAGAAAGAACTGAATTTTCTGTAATACGTCAACGTCCATGCTGTTTGACAAATAGTTCTTTCCGCCAGCAGGTATTCTACGCACTAAGTAAAGATGGCCAACCTTGACCAAAATCCTATATGGAGCCAAATCGAAGCTGGCCCAGGAGCTATTGGTGATTCGATTATGGGTCCAAGTTACAGTTATGCGGATAACATCCAAGGACCATCCGCTAAGGGTGTTGGTTCAAGGGGAACTATTAGTCAGCTTGGTACAAATACTGGAGCTATTTTTGATTATGTGAAGTACATGATATCTGGCCCTGCTTTGGGGAACCAATACTTTGTAAATACGGGTGGATCGTGTACTGCTCCAGACCAATCTGTTCAATCCAGATACAATTACATCAACAATATATCAAGTGGTTCAGCTGTTTTACCGGATGCTTTAAAGCAAGATTTGGGTGGTGTTGCGTCAGACTTTAATGGGTTAATCCCAGGAATGTTGGAAGATGTAGAAGGGTTAAATCCTGTACACTTATTTGGAGCACTAGCGGCAGATTCAACCCCTGCGTGTGATTGTTATACGTGTCCTACAAGTGGTGGTTCTCAGTCTAGATTCTTAAATCCAGGTTTAACACCAGATTTGAGCTCTTCGGCCTGTGTAAAGGATGATCCTGCTAAGTGTATTGCGACAAAGGAAGGTTTTACGGATGGATCTAACTATGCTATTGGAGCTGCAGCAATTCTAGTTATTGGGATTTTAATAGCACTCAAGTAAAATATCTAAATGTCGGATAGTATGTTTCGATTAAAGAAGGGGCGTGACACAAAGCAAGAGACTTTGGGTGGAACTTTGGATTCAGTTCATCAAACAGTTGTTAATTCTCTGCGTGACTCTCATGCGAACCATGATTCAGTTGTTGACCAAATTAAGGAGCTTGAAACTGAAATCAATGAACTAGAAACGGGTACAGATACTCAGAACATTTTTAAGTTAGCACAAAAGCACGATAAGCTAAGAACTTTACAGACCGAACTAAAGGATGAAGATCAGTTGAATGCTTACTTTATGAAGAATGCTGATATTATGTTGAAGTATTATGGTCAGAATGAATCAGCTGCAGCTTTGAGTACTAAACATGTAGATAACAATACTTTTATGAAGTACCTATCTCCTGTTGTTATCGCAGATCTTGGACCATCAAAGAAGCAGATGTTTGATGAGTATGTTTCTCGGATGAAGTTGGGTAATGGTACTGAAACAGCAGAAGTCAATACTGAAACTGAACATTGTGTCAGATGTAATGTTGCTCGTGAAGAAGTTGCGGCTGAAGGAATATTGGTATGTCCTAATTGTGGATCNGAAGAATATATGATGGTTGTTAGTGATTTTCCTTCTTTTAGAGATCCTCCGAAGGAACGTAATAATTATGCGTATAAGAAGATTAATCATCTGAATGAGATCTTAAACCAATTCCAAGCAAAGGAGAGTACCATTATTCCAGATGAGGTAATGAATGAAGTTGTATGCGAGATCAAAAAGCGTCGCATACAAAATATAGCTGAACTTTGTGAAAAAGATATCAGAGAAATATTGAAGAAGTTAAACAGAAGCAAATACTATGAGCATGCCGCTCACATTGTATCTCGACTCAACGGAAACCCTCCACCCACTATTACGCCTGAAATCGAAGAAAAAATCAGAGCAATGTTCCAAGACATTCAGGCACCTTTCCTCCTGTATTGCCCAAATGACCGTACTAATTTCTTATCCTATTCGTATATTTTGTACAAGTTTTTCGAATTGCTGGAGCTGGATGAGTACAAGGTGTACTTCCCCTTGCTCAAGTCCAGAGATCGCTTAATTAGTCACGATCAAATCTGGAAAAAGATTTGTGATTATTTGAAGTGGGAGTTTATTGTTAGTATTTAAAAATGGATTTGATATGATATTAATTTTTGATATTAAGACAAAATGGCCAGCCCATCTATTAAGTTTAAGAAGCTCCTTCTTTCAAACGATAAAGATAACAGAGCAAAGATTCTTCAGCCGCTTATGCAGTACATGATGAATCAAATTGCGCATGATACAAAGGCGGCCGCGTGTTATAATTCACTTCAAGAAGCCCACCAAGCTAATTCTTGGAGCGAAACTAAGGAATTCAAAGAACACCATTTATGGCATATGATGTCTAATCATGATTCATGTGAATCCTTTCTTGAGATTGTTAAGTCTAAACTTGCCGTTCCCAAGAAAACTGTAGTTAGCCCTACCAAACAGGTATCAACAGCTCCCCGAAAGAGTATTCCTAAAAAAATACGAGGAGAGGCATGGAATAAACAATTTGGAGACTCTACCAAGGGATACTGTTATTGCTGTAAGACTATGCTGGATGCCTTTAGCGATTGGCATGCTGGGCATATTGTAGCGCATGCGAATGGTGGTTCAGATACTGCCGATAATATAAGACCTCTTTGTGGTTCATGCAATACTTCGATGGGAACAGATAACATGGATGAATTTAAGGCTCGTTATTACCCATAAAAAATGTTTTTTAAACTATGAGCTTTAATTCAACATTTTTTTATCTTGCCAGTTTTTAGACATCCAGCATCTTTCTCATCTGGTCTTGTGTCGATTCTGGCGGTGGCCTGCCACTCCTGTAAGTCTCTTTATTGTATTTTTCAACAAGTGCAAGAAATTCCGGCGATTGCCTTATTTCATCTTGCTTCTTCTTGCGAGCATCTGCTTCCCTCTGCGGGCGAAGTTGTTCTTCAAGCAGAGCATTCTGCCTCTTGAGCTCGATTAGGATTTGCTCTTGAACTGATAGCTCGGTCATCTTTTACTCTAATTTAAAAATCTGGAATTATTCCGTTTTTATAGTCGGCTACCATCGATGTGGTACCTTGCATAACAATCTGCTTGCCAATGTGAGTCTCTCCCACAACGAAAGCAAGCGTCATCTTCTTCTTCAGATTCATAATATGTGATGGGTTCAACTTGGCAGTATGAACCTCCGCGTACATTATTTGCGCCATACATATCTATGTATTTCTGAGTCGTGATATCTTCATCGCGGTTACTTCTTAGTGGACGCTTCAACACGAGTTGAATTGGTCTATGAAGTTGCGTCCACTTAGCACCCTTCCCAGTCAAATGTTGCTCGTAACGACGCTCAACATTTGCAGACTTTCCGATGTACCATTTACCCTTTTCAAGTTTCAGCACATATAGATAATCCATTTTTTATTTAAAAATGAGTTTGTATCTACAAATCCATTTTTACATGTACAAGTTGGTTGTCACCGTGAATTGTAATTTTTTCAAACGAATAAACGTTTGTTGTAATGCTTCGAATCCTACCAGTTTCTGAGCAACGAGTGGAAGTCTTTTGAATTGTCACATCAATAAACTTACCAATATGTTTGCCATCGTACTTGTAGCTCTGAGCTTTGACTAGATCTTCGGGTAGCATTTTTGTAAAAATAATTCTGGATTTATTATGATCCCTTTTGGAACTATTTGCGGCCGCTTTCGGCTTGGCAGANAACAAACGCACATACANAGNANTATNCCNANNGCTGAAAGGATGCCTACGGCCCAATCTGGGACGGGGCCTGGTTCATGTCCGATGATGGTAGAGTTGTAAGTGGCATTTGCTCCACGCAGAAGTTGCTGGGTAAAGTTGTTCATTTTGTTCGGAGGTTGGAAACTTATAATTGAAAAATCCGTTTTACTCTGGGCGATTTTTTGTTACGTAGAATACAGTACCTTCAGTGGCACTGTATTGTAAAGTATCTCGTAGAGCTTCAGCTTCTTCTATATCACGAAATTCACCAATAACGATTGGTGGTTCATTCTCTGCTTGACCGACCACATAGTATGTGAAGCAGGTCATTTTTATTCATAGCAATCTACTATTGATTTACCATTCCCTTTTCGAACAGATTTGGGGAGCCCGTACTTTTTCCTGTATGCATCGTATTTGGGGTAGATCTGAAGATTTGCGGATGCATAGCAAGTATTTGTTCTCAGAAATGTATCCATTAACTCATGTAGTTCAGCCATTTTAGCAACTTTTACTGAATCTACTTTTTGTTTATTAGTTATGGATTCTAGTTGAGCATTTAGTCTTTCAGTTCTAAAAGAAGATTCAAGTGCTAAAGCTTCTAGTTTTAAGTTATTTTCTTGTGCTTGTAATGTTGTTTCTTCTATAATTTTATCAAGTAATTTGATATCTTCATTAAACTTTCTGATATTTTCTGAAATTCGAGTTGTTACTTCATCAAGTGAATTTTCAGTTTTAGTTGTTAGTTCCTCAACAGCTTTCTTGCTAGCAAAAATTCCCATTTATTATTTGGGAACTTTTATTTAGACCTCACGGTAACCTGTTTTAGTATTAAATACTATACGGGTGGTAGGTTGGCTTGTTGGGGAAACTTGAGTGACATTTT